ATGCACTCGACGCCGTCGCGGCTCGCTGTGGCCCGCATTGTTTTTCGAACTTGGCCGGATGTGCCAAATAGGTTGACGTCATCTACTATGTAGACGGTGCCACCGACCAATTTGCCGTCGAGGAGCTGGCCCCCAACAATTTTTAGCTTGATGCCTGCAGTGGCCGCCTGTGTTGCACCGGCTGAGCCCCGCTTTTTCTTGGATGCGGCCAGATCCCATCCACGTATCTCGGGCCCGCCATCGGGGGCGGCATCGACGATCTCGAACCATTGTTTCTGAAACATGCCGCCCTCACGCGGTCGTGGGTCCTGACCAAACTGGCCGGCATATTTATATGACCCGAGGATCCGTTTCTGATCGTCGAGCACCTCACGCGGCATGCGGACCGGATCAAAAAGCCCGTCTGCATATCGCTCTCGCAATTCAGGCGGTTGAACGTCCCAGCTATCATCGCACGGCAATTTAATAAGCCGAACATTTTTGCGGCGTTTGAGCACATGCGCTGTTGGGTCATCCTCATGCAACCGCTGCATAATGAGGATAAGGGGCGTCAGCCGCTTGTCCACAGTACGGGTGTTGAGGTTGTCCATAAAATCATTGGCCCTCAACCGTGCAACGTCTGATAAGGCCTGTTCAGGGTCCACGGGGTCATCTATGGTGATCACATGAGCATGCGTCCCCATGACCTTGGCGCCTACCGAGGTAGAGAACCTGGAGCCCTTGAGGGTGTTGGAATAATCCGATTTGGCATCCTGGTCCAAACGGAGTTGGACTTCCGGAAAATATTTCTCGTACTTCTCAGACCTGATTATGTCACGAGAGTTCGAGGAGTTTTTGAGTGTTATATCAAGGGCGTATGAGCCCGTGATGTGTCTTAGATTAAAACCTTTCGGCCGTGGGTCCTCATCGGTTCCGCGCGTTTTATGCGCCCATATCTTTTCGACTGTCGGAAACATGCCAGCTGGCGGCCGAGCTATCCAGGACCAAGCCTGAAACATAACAGAGCAAATAGTTGTTTTAGTTGTGCCCGGCGACACATTTATGATGAGGTCGTATGGCTTGCGCTCCCTCGATATCACATGCCAGAGCACATTTTCGAGCTCAGTGCATATGTATGGGATGTGCCAGTTCCAAACGGGCGTCTCATCTATGATCTCGCCCCAAAATTCCCGGGTGAACTCAAACAGAGACCGACGGCACGCCTCGGCCCTGATCAGGTGTGGCGCCGTCTGAAGTATCTGACCTATTTTAGTTTCAGTCAGGTTCATCGGTCTCGGCCACGTCGAGGAGTTTAGACAGTGAGGACAGCTCATCGGGGGATAGTTCTCCAAGGGCCTTCATGGCTGCGTCCTGGGTCAACCCGCCCTCAACAGATGCGGATAGGTCAACACCCATGCGCTCCCTGAATGCTGGGTCATAGCGTTTGAGGAGTGTTGTCAGAAGGCCGTCCGAGTATTTTCGAATGACGACCTGGCGCTTCTGCCCGGTGTCGGGGTCCTCGTCATAGCAGTAGTGCCCCAGGTGAGTGACGGGCTCATCAATGCCCTCAGCACCGCGGCGCCAGGCTTCGCTCCGTAGGCCATCAACAGCTCTTTCAATCGCCTCACACCAAGCACGGTCAAATTCAACGTCTTTCATCCTCCAGGTTTCAAAAAAACTCTTAGTGTACCACGGTTGGGATGCCACAGCCTCGGATATAGATGCACGTCTCTCAAGCGTGCTTAGGAACCTCTGCTTGGCATAGTTTTTTTGATTGTGCTTGCCCTCTACTTGGGCGAGCTGCAGAGCGGTAGAGGCCTCGATCAATTGGGGGTCATCGCCGGCGTAGGTTAAAAGGCCACGGATCCGAAAGGGCTCAACGCCGGCCCGGTCCGCGGATAGGTTTATGTCGCCGTGCGCCCTAACGTCCTCGATGACTGCATCCAAGACGGCATTTTTTGGAAATGTATATTTCATGCACAATCCATACCACATTGGCATATTATCTGTAAAGAGCTTTATCAGCGCCCACTAAAATAACCCCCATCGTCCGTGCGGCAGAATAGACCATTTCCCTCATCCGTGTGGCTCAATGCAAAAAACCTGCAATGCAAAAAACCTGCAATGCAAAAAACCTGCAATGCAAAAAACCTGCAATGCAAAAAACTTACAAAGGGGAACAAGGGGAACAAAAGGGGAACAGCTAAATTATTGATATTACTATATTGTTCCTATTGTTCCTATTGTTCCTATTTAAAGTATAATACTATATATAAAAAAGCTATGTGTAAAAAACCTGCAATCCTAAAAAAAACACACACCGAAAAAATATAAAGAAGTTGAAACATCAAAAAAAGGGGAAAAAGGGGAACAAAGGCACTATGCCTAATAGATTCGGAGGGTTACGTGTTCCCCTTTCCACGAAAGAAAGGGGAACAGAGGGGGAACAAGGGGAACAAACGAGGTCAATGACCCTCATTATAATATAGGTTCATGACATCAATGTCTGGGGCGACGACTTTCCGGGCGTGAACGTCCCGGGCGTGAATGCTATCGGCGTCGGCATCTCTGACGTCGATATCCCTGGCCTTAACGCCCCAGGCGCAGATATCCCGGGCGTCGATATCTCTGGTGCAGATATCCCGGGCCTCGGCATCTCTGGCGCAGATATCCCGGGCCTTAATGTCCCAGGCGCAGATATCCAGGCCAGAGATATCCCTGGCGTCAATGTTCACGACACAATGGATATCTCTGGCCTTGATATCTCTGGCCTTGATATCTCTGGCCTTGATATCCCAGGCGTGGATATCCCCATTAATATTTATGCCACAATTCGCGCTCAGGTTGCCGATGACTTCATAACTGCCATCCTCGCTTCGGAACCGTTCCATTTCCGAATTCGATTCAATTACGTAGGTTTTCATAAATTGGTCTCCTTAGCTCGGCGTGGCGCCGTATAGCTTTCCGGTATAGACAACATTTTTGGCACGGAGGTTAATGACATCTATATCCCTGGCGACAAGGAGTTCCGCCACGTCTACGGCGTCAGCGTCAACGTCCCGGCTGACAACATTTTGGGCACAAAGATTCATGGCAAATATATCCCTGGCGACAAGGTTTGTCACGCTGACGGCGTCAGCGTCAACGTCCCGGCTGACGAATAGGTTCACCGCACTGATTTCATATACATCCAGGCTTCCCTCTATTCGGAGGGTGCCTTCAATTTGTATATTGCATTCAGCTTCTATGTTGCCCGGGACAACATAGTTGCCTTTCCCGGTTCTAAATTGCAACATTCCCGAATTTTTTTTGATTTTATACATTTTCATGGATTGGTCTCCTCTATTATCTTGCGGTTATTGTCAACATGCCGTGCATGCCCGCGGGTTTGTCCAGTTCCACGTTGGGCGGGTAGTCACTACACAGCGGGTGGCTATTGTGGAGCGCCTGCACCCGATGATCCTGAAGGAAAGTCCTGCCCGTTTGTTTCCTGTATGCTTCGCGCATTTCGCGGTATTGTGCGAGTGTTACGACCTGTTTTTTCATTGTATCCCCCTTATTATTCGTTGGATTCAAACCCTAAACCCCTTGTCTATGTTGTACTCAACAACGTTGGGTTTGGTCTCAGTTGTCCAGGTTTTGATAGACCCATCGATAGACCCGGTGACAACCAGCTTTGTGCCTGTCGAGGGGTTTACCTTAGTGGTCTCGGCGACGACACCATCGGTGAGTTCCAGGGCTTCCTCAACGGAAAAGCTGTTGAAACACCCGTCAATCTCATTGGCAATCGCTTTGATCTTTTTGATTACATCGTTCATGGTGTTATCCTTTCTATCGTTGTGTGCGTTCATGGCTATTTACAATGCAGATACCGTGCCAAGACAAAAAACCCAATAAAATCAATACCCGTATACAGAAGCATACGGGTAATTTGTGACAACAATTGTCACATTGACGGCAATTGTTGTCACAAATTACCTCCGGGTTAATTTATATCCTCGAACCACGTTGTTTGGGTCGGTCAGGGTATGATACGGCCAATAGGTTATCCCCATTTTTGTGTGACTGGTTCTTCCACAATCAAACGCTCCTAAACGGCCTTTTTGATCCCGTCTGCCAGTAGCGTATCTTGGTGTCCATGCGTCTTTTTCACATGCCCTCACCTACACAAGTGTGTCAACTTGGATGTCTGGGCGTAGGTGACGGCAGTATCTAAAATACACAGGGGCTTTGCCCCCCGTTGGCAAACATATGTATGGATATATAATATTTTTAAATAATTGATTTGAGGTGTCTATTTTGCATATAAAAATTGCCGGTTTCCAATTATCGTGATCATTGTCCCCCCGCCAGCACAGGATCTCCCATTTTAAAGATGTCTTCACATTTAGTCATGATTATCCTCCTTGTCGATTAAGTATTGTTTTTCCATCCATAGTTACCCCCTATCGTTTTCCCGATAATATTGATATTCCTCGGTTGCCGCCCCGCTGTGCGAGGTACGACCGCCGGCCCACACAACCACACACCCATCCTCGCCCCACCCCTTAAAATGGGCTGGTACCCAGAAATTACCACCGCACGAAACCTCAATAGGGTGGTCCGTCGGCCAATCTTGCAATGGGATATGCCTAATCTCGGTTTTTGCGACTATCACCAATCCACGCATAGGTGCCCATATGGCGTGCCAGCCTTTTATTTTCGGATGTGGGCATGTGTAGTCCACTATCACCCACTCATTAGATACACGATCAAAATACTCGACCTCTTGGCCGTTTTTAAATTCGGTCATTTTTTACTTGCTCCTTTTCGTTTTCCCGATAATATTGATACTTCTCAGTTTTTGCCCCGGTGTGCGTTGTACGACCGTGGTCCCAGACAACCGCACGCCTGTCCCTGCCCCACCTCTTAAAATGGGCAGGTATCCAGACATCGCCATCGCGCGAAACCTCAATAGGGTGGTCCATCGGCCAATCTGGCAATGGAAGGTGCCTAATATCGGGTTCTGCGATCACCACCAATCTATCCATAGATGTCCATATGACGTGCTTGCCCTTTATCTTCGGATGTGGACATGCATAGTCCGCTATCACCCACTCTTTATCCCCATGATCAAAACACTCAACCTCTTGGCCATTTTTAAATTTGGTCATTTTGCCTGCTCCTTTTGGTGTAATAATCCATCGGAAATCCCTGTTCCGCGAGTTCATCTGGAGTTGGAATTCTCCAGTAACCCGGCGAGCATCTTTGATAGTAGTTCCGCACATCTGTCCATCTATTTAGCCCGTCAGGGTAGATGATGACAATCTCTGGAAACTTAGGTTTCCATTTTTTAACGATTCTGTGCTCCATTATATTTGAGGCCCCGTTCAAACAGATCACCGGATCTCCATCTTTTAACCCTAACGCAGGATTTGGTACGGGGAAACGAGCGTACACATACCGGGTGCTACCACTGGCTTCGAAACAGTACTGCGAAGAAGCATTAAAACCCCATAGAACTAAAGTTTTTTTTGCTTGGAAATTCTGTCTGTTGGCAAATTCAAGCATTGTTTCACCGAACCTGAGTTTTCCCTCTCCGATTAATTCATGGATATTTTCTTTTGTTATCTCCATGGTCTAAACCTCCTCCTCGATAAACAGTTTATCGAAAAAATATGCGCTAAACTCCTCGTGTTCGAGAATCCCCTCGTCGGCGTCCAGGTACTGCTCAAACCTGGATTCCCAACCAAATGTTTCGAGGGCGTCTCCCTGGGCCTCGAGGTAGTCCAGCAGGTCCCCAATGCTCGCCTGATCCATAAATTGATCGAATTGTGATTTCATGGTGTTGTCTCCTATTATGACATTAAAATGTTAAGTGCGACGGCGTCGGTTGAGATCAGTATTAGCAGGGCTTTTTTGAGTCCGAACTCCCGGGCTATCCAGAAAAAATGTTTTTTAGTTATTCGTCCCTGCATGATTGACCTCCCTTAAATTATTATAGTTTCGATTGTGCCGCCGAAACGGGTGTTCAGCACACTGATCGCCGCCCGGGCGGTCATGTTGGTCGCGGCGTACACATTGGCCTCTGTATCGATGTTCACTGAGCCGAAGGTCATCAGTTTGTCGAGATAGTTGAAAACTTCTTCTGCGGTTTTTTGGTCGGCGGCGGCTATGTGGACGGTGTTCATTTTATTCTCCTTTATATTTATATTGTTGCGGTCTATTCAGTATTATAAAGGCAGTTTTGTCCCCACCCCGTGCCACTAAGGGCTTTTCTCCCTGGTTCACCCGAACACAAATATCCCAATGGTGACCGATCAGAGGCTTTAGATGTTCGATATCAAACCAATGATCTTCACCCGGCAAAGCACGTGCAAGGGCGAACACAAATTTGTTAAAGTCGTCATTTTCCAAAACCTCCAATTTACACCACACCTCATCATAGTCCGACTTTATCTCCCGGAAAATAGTTTTAACATCAGGATACTTTATGTCCTCATAAATCCGCACACATTGAATGGTAGTTTTAGTGTGCTTCATCAATTTATACGTGCCGTTTCCAAAAAAACGCCACCTGAGACGTGCGTGGTGCAGTCGCTTACCATTAGTTCCCATCATACACCTACCATTGACATACAACCGTTTTTTATAAAGATCCTCTGCCTTCTTGTCCAGCGCACCGGCACAAAAGCTTACTTGATTAAACAGTTCCCTATTCTCCGTAGCTTTCAATTCGACAAGGTTTGTCATTTTATTTTCCTTTATGTTGTTGTTTGCGTCCATGGTTATTCATAATGCAGATCCCGTGCCAAGACAAAAAACCCAATAAAATCAACACTTGTACACTTAAGTGTACGCCAATTTAGTGACGTAAATTGTCACTTTGACGGCAATTGTTGTCACTACTCGGGTAGGGGCCTCCCACAGCACGGGCACCGCTCCTCCCACAGCTCCTCCTCTGAGCGCGGGCTTTCGTCCCCCATCTCGTACCGTCCCTCGAGATGAGCCATCTCGTACCATCCCTCGAGATAATCCGGCAGATGCACGTCAAAGCCCCGCGTACCTTTTTTATAGGGCTGAACATCCATAGGATCAACTCCGGGCTCATAATCCAGTCGGCCTCTGCGCCGTCGGTGTGATGGTGTGCTCATTTTTTAATCCCTCCCAGTGATGACGAACATTAAACGGCCCCAGAATGTCAGGCTCTCAATCCGTTTTATGCGGCGTTGTAGCCTGGCATTTTCCTTCCAGAGATTGGCTGCTGCCTCGCGTAGCCGTGCATTTTCATCCGATTCGATTAAGATCATGTTTTTACCCCTTCCAAATTAGCTTACGGCAGGCCTCGCACCTATTAGCGAGATCCGCCTCGTTGTGAGTTACATCTACCATTCTATAATAGTGTGGCCCGTAGTTGCGCCGGATGAGCCCGTCATCGACCTCCAGCGGGCTTTTGTGGTTGAGGTACTGCGCCAGCTCATCGTGTCGCGCCTGCAGCGCATTGAGCTGTATCTGAACGACTGGCGCCATGCGCCCCTCAACCGATACTCCGGCGTATAATGAGGGCAGGTGCTTATGGATCTCATTGTGCTCCCCTGATATGTGCCTTTTGCACATTTTATTAGGGTCGATCATCCACATTCTCATTGTATGCTACCCCCCATTTAGTAGAGAGATCGTTTCCTACGCAGGAAACGATCTCTCGTTTCGTGGGCATGACAGACGACATCATCGTCTGTCATTTCGTATATATCGTCGTCAGGCTCGTACGACGATATTTCCCCGCTATTTTAATTGTTTGCGGGGGTATTTCTATTTTTCCAATCCACTCGGCATTATAAAGGCAGTTTTGTCCTTATTCCTTGCCACTAAGGGCTTTTCTCCCTGGTTCACCCGAACACAAATATCCCAATGGTGACCGATCAGAGGCTTTAGATGTTCGATATCAAACCAATGATCTTCACCCGGCAAAGCACGTGCAAGGGCGAACACAAATTTGTTAAAGTCGTCATTTTCCAAAACCTCCAATTTACACCACACCTCATCATAGTCCGACTTTATCTCCCGGAAAATAGTTTTAACATCAGGATATGTTACGTCCTCGGGCGTCTGCAGGCAGTGAATGACAGTTTTAGTGTGCTTCATCACCTTATACACGCCGTTTCCAAAAAGGCGATCCACAAGACGTACGTGGTGCAGTCGCTTACCATTAGTTCCCATCATACACCTACCATTGACATACAACCGTTTTTTAAAAACACGCTTTGCTTTCTTGTCTAGCGCACTGGCACAAAAGCTAACCTGGTTAAATAGATGCCTGTGCTCCGCAGCTTTCAATTCGATAAAGTTTGTCACGATTTCCCCCTTTATGTTGTTGTTTGCGTTCATGGTTATTTATAATGCAGATACCGTGCCAAGAGGCCAAAAATATTTTACCCAATAAAAACGGCGCTATACATTTTTATGCATAGCGCCGATTAGGTAAAATGTGACACAATTTGTCAGTAATGTGGCAATTTACGTCACATTCACAATACCCAGCAAATCCGCCAGGCGTTTAGCCTCGGAGCTCAGTTGCCCTATGGTGCCTCTGTTGCTAATGATAAAATCATACATGAATTGCGTAGTGTTGCAATCCGCGTGGTTGTTATATTTTGGGGAGTGCCTGGTAATCAGCATTGTTTTCACACGGCCGGGGAAGGCCGACACTAATTTTGCTATTTCCTCCGGCTCTCGAATATACGCCACCGTTACAAAATCCTGGGAGGATGCGTCAAGATTCTGTATGTTGCCCACCATCTCCCCGAAAGGCCCGTCGATGTAACCGGACCAAGCGTCCTTGAGGTCGGATAGGAGCTGGCGGCCTCTCTCATCCTTTTTGCCGTCCCACCCAAAATGCTGCCGAGCTATTGCCTTAATAGTGTCAACGGATGACATCTCTACCAGCTGCACGTTGGAATGCTTAGCTAAAAACGAAACAAATGTGTTTTTTCCCGATCGGGCCGTGCCATTTACAACTAAAATTGTATTAACCATATTAATTCTCCTTTAGTTTGCGCCGCTCATACCGCGGCGTCACTCTTGTGGTTGGGGCAAAATGTGTCACCGTTTTTGTCCACGAGCACGCAGTAGCGACAAAGGTATTTACCGCAGGACTTGCACATGCGCAGTGGTTGTGTGTTAATTGGCTCCTCGTGACAATGTTGACAATCTCCTGTTACTGGCATACTAATCCCCTTTTTTATTTACCAATCGATTTCTTTGTTAAATATTGTCTCGAAAGTTTTCCTCGCTTCCTCCAAAATTGGGACTGTCCAGACGTATTGCAGGCCATTATCCCCCCGTATCCGCTTACGACGGACTCCATAATTGTGCAGACGCCGGCCCAGGGTTAGCTTGCTGGGAGTGTGCCTCCCACGGGGCACTGTCATCGCAAAATCGTCGTATGTGTCCGCAGTGGGGATCGCTAAATCGTTGGTGTGCCAGCTCTCCTCCGACATCCCCGGGGGCTGCCCAGTTGACAGACGGTCGAACCACCATTTGTCTATGTAATCCAGGCTTTCGAATGCCTGCTCCGCCAGCGCCTGAGTTTTTGGGGCATTTCGAATCGGGCTAAATTGGGAGATATCTCTGGCCAGCATCGCATGCATAAACGCCGCAATCGGTTCAGTCCGCAGTGTGCCGCCGGGGGAGTATAACCGATCCCACAGTGCCCTGTCACCAATCAGGCAATCATCAACATCGAAAACGGCAAAACGCCTCTCATCCGCTGACGCCGGAACCGCCCAATCATCGTTGGTCGTTATCATGAGGGATATGTGATTAGCCCCATCAACTATGTTGAGCCCCTTGGCCTCATAGCTCCGTTCGGGGTCGGTTATGAGGGATTTTAGGACACCTTCGCCGCCGCGGTCCTGCATCCACCGGACCTCCTCCGCCAGCAGAAAAACCTTATCGCGCAGATGCCAGTTGAACCGGCCGACAATCGCCTTAGCAGTATCGGCCTTAGCGGCGTGGCCCCCCAATATCATTTTGAGCGCCAGCCCGAGAGTGGATTTTCCGGTCCCCTTTTTCCCGCGAAAAACAATTGCACATTTGTGCAGTGTGGTAGGCTGCTGCAGGAGTAGAGCAATCCAATCGAGGATGTAGCCCGCATGCGCTTTGTCGCCGGCGCACAGGGCATCGGTAACGATCCGCTGGTAGTCAGACCAGTCCCCCTTGACTGGATCTATTTTCCACCCACGCCACAAATTGAATGCTCCCCCCATCTCCGTCGGCCCGGTTGGCAGCGTGGGGTCCAGCACGAGCCGATTGCAGCGCATGTGTTTGGGGTTGAGACGCCACCATTTACCCAACGGGACCGGTTTTATTTTTCCGTCGGCGCCTTCTACGGGCACGTTTCTGTGCTCGTACACTTTGTCGAAATCCTGGCACGAGTACGGACGGTATTCGAGGGTCCCGTCGCTGTTGGTCTCCTGCGCCCAGACGACGACTTTTCCACCAAAAGGCATTTTCGCATGCCGAGCATTCATGCGGTCGATCAGTGGCGGCCGCTGCGTTTCTGCGTCCCGTATCCGGAGGGTTTCTATTTCGTTTTCGGATGGGGCCGCGTCAAAATCTTCTGGGGCCGACAGCTCCCCCTGGTCGCCCCGCGAATATTGGTATGCGTTTTCAATAATCTTTGCCAGGTCCCCAAAATCCCAGGGGGGCTCGCACCGATCATTCCAAGCGCCCATCATTGATTCCAGGCACATGCCCTCAGAGACGCCAAAATCCCGCACCTGGCAGGCGACGCGGAAAGCATTATCGTTGCCCCCTTCGCCCTCAATCGAACCTTGGGCTGAGTCCTCGAGCCAGCGCATCGCCCTTTCAAGGTCTCCCGGATCGTCCTCGCTCAGAACGATTGTGTCACGCTCTTTTTTAGTGGACGCGCCGGCGAGTTCCACCGACCAGGCCGGAGCAGGAGCAATCCCGCGCCTATGCACAATGCGGTATCCCATCGACCCCGGAGCGACCACCAGACCACCAGTGGATTTTATATCCAGGCCGGGCAGTGCCCTATTACGGGATGCGGTCTCGGCCCTATAATATAGGTGTCGGTTTCCAGATTGAGTTTCGACCTCGAGTGTGGGTGGGAGATCTTTGTCCAGGACGGACAGCTCACCGTTCACCCCGTCGATATCTACCACGTGGAGCCCGGAGGGACCGCAGGCGACACCCCAGCCACAACCGGGGTATTCCTGCGACCAGGTTTTCAGCCGATCCACATCCGATGTAGCAATATCCTGCCACCCTTTGAGTATAGGGATTTTGCGCTTGGGGTTCACGGGGAACAGTTTGGCGCCCAGGTCCAAGAGGATTTTCAAATCACCCTTCGATTTTCCCATAGATTTCACCCTGTTTCGCATTTCTCACGAGATCACGCAGGATCGCAGAATCCGTCACGGTCCCCACGTTGCCTTTTTGCAGGACGGCTTTAACCCTCTGCAGCCATTGATAATCCTCCGGGTCGAATCGGCAACTTACTATTTTTCCCTCGCTATCCATTGTCTGTTCGTCTCCTTTTTAGGTTTTTAGGTTGTGCGGGGTTTAGGTTTTTGTGCTAATTTAGACCCTATGTATAATAGATTTGATCCTGTGTAAACAAAAAAATTAAAAAAAACTGTTTACAAACTCATTTGGGGGTGATAATGTCCCTTTCAACACACTGAGAAAGGAGATAAAAACCACGTGCAGCCCATCGCAGAACAATTTTTCGCCCATGAGGATTACATATACACCGCCCGACTGATCCCAAACAGTAACTGCGACGGTTGCGAATTCCACGGAAACACACGGGAGGAAATTGTGGGTTGCGCAAAATCCCCTCCTTGTTCGGAGGAGAAACGCGCAGACCGAAACCAAATAACCTGGAAAAAAATTTTAAAAAAAGGGAGAATCAAAATGCTGGAAAATGAAATCAAACGTATTGCCGACGCCCTGGAACAAATCGCCGGAGCCCTGAGCGGCCTGGAAATCGAGGTCCCGGAAAAAGCCGAAACCAAAAAGGCCGAAACCAAAAAGGCCGAAACCAAAAAGGCCGAGCCCAAAAAGGCCGAGCCCAAAAAGGCCGAAACCAAAAAGGCCGAGCCCAAAAAATCCGAGCCTAAAAACGATGTTGAAGCCCCGAAACTGGATGACGTCGTCGCCGCGCTGCAGGCCTACATGAAAACCGAGGGCAGGGACGCAGCAGTTGAATTGCTGAACAAATACGACGCCAAACGTGCGAGCGATATCTCTGAGGATAAACGGGAGGAATTCATCGCTGACGCCCAACCCGTTTAGAGGCCCCCAATGACGGTAAAATTTAAACGGATGGACACCAGGGAACCCAAACTCCCCGCACCCCAATACCAGACCCCACAAGCTGCAGGACTGGACATATGCTCGCGGGAGGATGTGACCCTCCGGCCTGGGGAGAGCCGAACCGTACCCACCGGGTGGGCCGTGGAGTTGCCGCATGGGTATGTGGCCCAGGTCTGCCCGCGTAGCGGTCTGGCCGCTAAACACGGGGTTACTGTCCTCAACTCCCCCGGGATCATCGATGCGGATTACCGAGGGGAAATCGGGGTCATCCTGGTCAACCACGGGGGTCTCATCTATGGGGTGAGGCGTGGGGACCGCATCGCGCAACTGGTTATCCTGCGGGCATGCGATCGCCGCGTGAAAATTGTAGACGAGCTCACCGAGACCCCGCGGGGCCTCGGCGGGTTCGGATCAACAGGAGTATGATTATGGCACACGCAAAATTGAGCGCCAGTGCGGCCTCTCGGTGGATGAATTGCCCCGGGTCCGTGCGGCTAATAAAGGATTTGGAGGACTCCGGGCAGATCCGCCCGGACACATCCTCCGACGCAGCCATGGAGGGCACCGCAGCTCACCACATAGCAGAGTGCTGCGTCAATGACATGCTCGCCGGCGGGTGGGCCATTTCAGCCGAAAAATACCTCGGGTGTTCTGTGTCCGTGGAGCCCGACGGCGACGGGACGGAACTGCATGAGCCGGGGAGGGGCAAGGCAGACGCGAACCCCAACTGGAAAATGTACGATGTGACCGATGACATGGTGATTGCCGTTGATGTTTTTGTGCGGCACATACGTGAGGTCTTGGAGTCCATGGGGGCCTCCGAGGACGGCATCCCCTCGGATATCTCCGCCGAGGTTGAGGCGCATGCGGACCTATCATTTTTGGGGCGCGACGACCTCGGAGGCCGGATTGACGTGCGAATAACCCAATTGTTGGGGGATATGCACGTCATCGATTACAAACACGGCAGAGGTATCCCTGTTAGCCCCGAGAAAAACCACCAATTGATGATATACGGACTCGGTGGAGACGCCAACGCAGATATGATGCCCGAGCACGTCGTCCTCACAATTGTTCAGCCCCGATGCCCCAAAAACGAGGCTGTCGATAGCTGGACCATAGGCGCCCAAGAGCTGCGGGACTGGGGGCGCGAAGTGCTGCTGCCAGCCGCGAATCTGACGGACACCAGTGATCTCCTGAACCCCGGCGAAAAACAATGCCGATGGTGCCGCGCCGCGGGCCACTGTGACGGAGCGCACACCAAGGCGTTGCAAGTCGCCGCCGCGGAGTTCGAAGACATACCCGAGGAGCCAACAGCCAAAAACGCCAAAACCGCCGTCATGGCCATGGATATGGGAAAAGTGCTCCGCATCCTGGATATGCGCGATTTTATCGAGGGAGCCCTGAAGGCCGCAACTGCACGGGTGATAGGTGAGCTGGAGGCCGGTCGAGGTGTTGAGGGCTGGAAACTGGTCGCCAGTCGGTCCCAGCGTAAATGGAAGGCCGACGCGGAGGATGCTCTGAAACGGAAACGGGTACCCGCAACAGTGACCCACATTAAAAAATTGGCGAGTTTTACTGTGATCGAAAAAGCCCGCAAAGGAAAATATAAAGGTATTGTGGCGGAGTTGACGGAAAAACCCGCGGGTAAGCCGACCCTCGTGCCGATGGGCGACAAGCGGCCAGCACTGCCGCCGCCAGCACACGAGGATTTTGATGAGCTGCCGCCGGTGGATGATCTGCTAATGTAGCCATTAACCGGGCTATTGGCCATTAAATTGGTCACGGATCAAGGTTGGATGACAAAGTTTGTCCCCAAAGTGACAAACTTTGTCACTGGTAAGTGCGCCCGAGCCCATAACTAACTGAAAATATTAGGTGGTGGCGTTGGCACAAAAGCTGCAACCCCATTCATAAAAAACAAAAAAGGAGAAAAATAGTGAAATTTAAATGGGAATGTGACAATTGTGGCCTGGAGGGCACCGTGCATGTGGCCAGCGCCGGCACCTCCTTCGTAAAAATATTTTCAGAGATCGAAGTGCAGCACGCCATTGAGCTCACAGAATGTGGGATCATTGACACCTGTGATATCGAGGACCTTATAATCCGAAGAAAAAGGAGAGAATAAACATGATCGGAACATGGCTTAGGGATAGAAAACAAAAACGCCAGGAGCGGGATCATCTGAGAGGGTATGAGTTCGCCGCCGGACAGCTACTGAGCGGGGGTGAAACCCTCACGTCAATGGAAGGGTACTGCACCTGGGGGATGAAGGACATCGAGTTTGACCTCGGGGTGGGTCGGGCGATCGACGACTACCGAACATTAATTGCAAAAAATCAAATAGTTATCCGTGCCTGAAGCGGATTAGCCGCTCCAGGCCTTTAAATAAACTGCCCAATAACATGACTAAAAAGGAGACACGACAATGGCAGGTAAAACCCAACGAATTAAACTGATGACACCCGTTTTCCGAGTATCATTCCCCCAAATTTTTGAGGCGAAGGCCTACGGGAACAATGACCCGAAATACTCCGTCGTCGGCCTTGTTCAAAAAGCGGTGACAGGTAAAGACAAGGCCGCTATGGTGGCCATGAAAAAAGCGGCTGAGACCGTCGCCATCGAGAAATTCGGTGAGGCCTCATTTCGAAAAATGCGGAAACTTGGACAATTCAAATGGCCGTTTCGGGACGGTGAAGAAAAAGAGCTCGACGGCTATGGCCCCGATGTGATTTTTTTCACCCTGAGCTCAAAAATGGCTCCCGGCGTTATTGGCCGCAATAAGGAGCCCCTGGACGAAAAAGACGTTTACGCCGGTTGCTATGCCCGCGCCACAGTGAGCCCATATACTTTCGACAACGAGTCAAAGGGCGTGGCTTTCGGCCTCAACAATGTCCAGAAAGTTGGCGACGGGGAAGCATTCACCCAACGCTCAACCGCGGATAACGATTTCGAGGAAGTTGACGACAGTGTCTGGGAGGATGACTACGTCGCGGACCCCAATGGGACCGAGGGTGCCGACGACGACATGTTCATGTAACTCAATGGGCGGTGGGGGACCACCGCCCAAAACCCCAGATCAGGAGAAATAAGAATGCCAGCCTACCCAGATAAGAGCGACGCGGCGGTGAATGCTATCATGAATTACCTGCACGCCACCATCGTCAAACACCTGCGAGCCGGGACAATGACTGAGGATCAGCTCGACACCCTCGTGCAGATATCCAAAGACGCGGCCAAAAAAGGGCCGGACACTCCCATTTTTCAACATAACAATTAGGAGCTCAAAAAAACATGGCAAAAATCACAGGAGTTACGAAAAAAGAAGTTGCGCACAGCCTTTGGCGGCGTGACCCTAAAGTGAGCCGAGCCCAAATATCCCGGGACCTGGGCATCAACATCCGAACAGTGTATCGCTGGCTTGAGGAGTTTAACTCCTCCGAGAAACCGAGCCTGCACGGTAGCCGACAGCCCCGAATGTCTCAGGGGGATGCGGATAAAGTCCTTGGTAACATCACAGCAGATGCCGCCGGCGAGGATGAGCTCGGCGAGGACTTCGAAGAGGTGAGGATCGAGGCTGACGTCAAGCCCGGGCAAAAATCCTCAACAACGATTTTCGGGAAAACGCTGGAAGAGGATCCATCCCAGGAGGACGTGATCCGGTTGGCTATCGCTAAAGCGGGAATCAACCCTGAGTTTTGGGACGTGGGGCCGTGCAAAGTAAATTTTTGGCACACCTCCATGAAAGTGCGATACCCGGATAAGCGCAATAAGAATGGATACCTGCACCGTGTTGTGCGGGTCACCAACTGGAGCGTTAAGGTTACGCTGCTTCCCAACAAAGTGCCATTTGTTCTAAACGCGGTTCGTGACCTTGTGGACAAATTTCGCCCGATAAAAAAAATCAAGCTGCCGCCGGCGCCCAAAGCAGAACAGTTCGCCGGCGTCCTGTCCCCCGTAGACGTGCATTTCGGCAAAGCAGCGTGGAACAATGAGACCATGCAGGGGCACATGGATCTGAAAATTGCCAAAAAAGTTTTTATTGAATCCTGCATGAAAAATATAGCGGATATGGCTCGTTTCCCATTGTCGAAATTGTACATAGTTGTGGGCCACGATCTCATGCATTTTGAAAATTACGCGGCGGAGACACCGCACGGCAAACACCACCTGGACGTCGATAGCCGTCTGCCAAAAACTATCCGGACCACGAAAGAGTCCCTGATCCACGTTGTTGACCAGGCCGCCCAGATCGCCCCCGTGGAGATACTACGAGTCCCCGGAAACCACGACATGCACGGATCTTACTGGCTCGTCGAGCTCATGCGGGAGCGGTACCGGAATAACCCCCACATCACGGTTGACAACGGGGTGTATTCGGATTGCCCGAGAAAATTGATACAGTGGGGCAACCTCATGGTTGGACTGACCCACGATGCCTCTGCCGGAAAAATGCTCCGAGCGGTCAATATGCTGCCTCAATTCTGGCCCGAGGAGTGGGGGAAAAGTCGTTTCCGTGAATTGTGGGTTGGCCACAAGCACAAAAAGGCCGACACAAAAACCTATCCGACGCACACCGTCGGCGGGACGCTCGTCCGGCAACTGTCAGCCCTGACCGCGGTGGATTTCTGGCATTTTGACCAGATGTGGGTTGATGCTGTTCCGGCATGTGAGTCCTTTGTTTTGGATAAATCGGACGGTGTGATCGCCAATTTTAAACGTAACATTGACTATTTAGCGGAGTCATAGGCCCCAGCAATCGAGAAAGGATAACCCTAAATGAAAAACAGGATTGCACACTACCTAATGGTAACCCTCCACAAATTTTACGTCGCCCGGGGGCTGTTTAATTTGGCATCTGGCCTCATGTGGCGGGCATTAACTCATGATCTCAGCAAGTTTGGGGCTGCCGAGGCATCTACGTTTTCCGATCACATCCCCATGCTCGCAGTTACGCCCTACGGGTCGCGGAGGTATCGGGAGATACTCAAAAAGATGAAAAAAGCCCTTGACGCCCACTACCAATCCAACCGGCACCACCCGGAACACTGGAAATATGGAATTCACGAGATGGACGCGGTCGATCTGTGCGAAATGCTGTGTGACTGGGCGGCTGCATCCCGAAACAGTCCGGGGGGTGACCTGCTGAAAAGTGTGGAGCACAACCAGGAGCGGTTCCACACTGGGTCGGTTATGGCGGATGTGTTTCGGAATACCGCACTATTCCGCTGGGGCCCCGAATCCCGGCGCCGGAAAAATGTGCTGAACTGGGCAGTTGGGGCCTTGACCGCGGCGTCAACCGGGTATCTGTTGTGGGGGTGGCTGTGTCTGTAAATGAGCGGTCATATGTGTATCTGAAAGATGATGAGATTCTCGGGACACCTATCCGATATTACTACGAATTTCTGAGTCGGGCCAAGGGGCAGGGGCACCCCTGCTTCGCGGCTTGGATTGAGGAGTTGTACCGCAATTGTGGCTCCGCATCCGGGGTGGCCCGGGTGCTGGGGGTGGATTATAAAACAGTGCTGCGGTGGGTCCGGCGCATGGGCCTACCCGTGCGAAAACGAGGGGGCGTTCACAATCTACAATTAAAGGAGAAAACGCAATGACCCAACATGTTATGATAGACATCGAGACCATGGGAACCTGCAGGGACGCCGTGATATTATCAATCGGCGCAGTGCTGTTTGACCGCGACAAGATATATGAGGACAGTGGTTTTTATGAAAACCTGAGCTGGCAGGAGCAACTCGACGCTGGGGGCACTGTCACCGAGGGAACCATAAAATTCTGGATGCAGCAACCCAGCGGCCCCCGAGATGCGCTGTTTGGGAAGAAGGGGCTTAGCCCGAATCAGGCAATTAACAAGTTTAACCTTTGGTTCCGAAAACAAGTACAGAACCCGAAGGACTGTAATGTTTGGGCGAGAGGCCCCTCTTTCGACCTATCGCTGTTGGAGGATCTGTACCGGAGGCTCGACTACGGCACACCCCCGTGGTCCTATCGGGCTGAGAGGTGTGTGCGAACCGCTGAAATGATGCCGGGGGTCAATACTATAAGCCGCCCCATGAATGAGCCTGAGCATCATGCATTTCACGACGCAGTCCACCAAGCCCGAGTTGTTCGAAAATTTCTCATCGCCTGCGGCGGCCCCGCCAAACCGCCCAAAAAGGAAGAGATCGAGGATGACCTGCTCGGTTAAAAAAACTCAGGTTGTAAACATGCACCGGGAACAATGCGACATCCGCATTGATCGGGGAACAGAGTGGGGGAACCCATACCTGATCGGTGTTGATGGCACGCGGGAGGAGGTCATCGCCAAGCATTTTGATCTCCTCCTGAGCTCCCCGGATCTGCCGGCGGGGCTCAAACAGATCCAGGGCAAACGGTTGGGCTGCCACTGTAAGCCCAAAAAATGCCACGGGGACAACATAGCTTTCCTGGCAGACATATTATCATAAACAATTTTATAGGAGGTACAAAATGGATTGTTCATGCGTAGATTCTGGTGCAGAGGGGGTTTCCCCCGGATTTTGGCGGGAAAAAGCGGTGAAAAGCGCCAGAAAAACCCACGAATGTGGGGAGTGCCACCGCATTATCCTCGCGGGGGAGCCATACAACTGTGTCCCCGGGGTGTGGGGCGACGGATTTGCAACGCACAAGGTCTGCATTGACTGCCAGTCTATCATCAATATGTTTTTCTGTGGGGGCTATGTTTTTGGGGAGGTCCAGTATGATCTCCAGGAGCACATAGACGCGGTTGAGGGAGAACTGCCAGAGTCAAAAATGGTTGGATTAACTCCAAGGGCTCTTGGCAGGGTCTGCCAATTGATTGACGATCATTGGGATTTTTAAGATGACGGTCTATGTAGACGATTTGTGGCCCTGGCCGGGGTCCAAGTGCCGGCCGGGCACCCCAATCTGGTGTAGTCTCGCTGTTGGCTCTGAGGATTTAATCGAGGAGCTGCACGATTTCGCGGCCGTAATAGGCCTGGATAGAGACGGATTTCAAAACAATCACGGCTATCCACATTATGACCTCACCCCCTCGATGAGGGGGGAGGCCATTAATGCGGGGGCCGTGCAACTGAGGTGTACAGAATTGATTAGGGCCTGCCGGCGTGACCCCCTGTTGCAATAAGGTTCTCGTACTGCTCCCGGATTTTAGCTGCATGGGCCTCAACTCGATCCCGCTCTTGACGAAGCATTGCAATTGCCACAACATCGATAATGTCCTGGATTAATTCATTTCGGGCCTCGCCATAACGCCTCAGATCACCACCCCTCAGAATACCCGCCGTTAGGTCCATCTTGCTCTTAAGATTGAACATTAAATTTTCCGGTAAATTCATTTTTTGTTTCCCCTTTTTAATTTTTAGTGGCACAAAGCCCCTAAGCGATAAACCGCTCGGAGGGTACGCCATTGTTTATAACCTGGACCTCAGTCCCCGGCTCAATCTGCACAACCGTGTCCGTTGTAATTAAATAGAAGACTCTCGCCTCCAGTAGTGCCTTGGCTTGCTGGCGGGACACGTTGTCAATTTTTATCCCGTCCGAGGTGAATGCTGCAACCCGGTCGGAATGTATTGACCGGGGGTCCAATTGGTGAGCGTTGATTGTTTTCATTAAAAGTGATCTCCCATTTTTCCGATATAAAATAAAAAAGTTTCGATGGCTATTGTGGCTATGATTATTTCGATTGACATTGTTTTGTCCCTTTCGTTTGCGGTTAATATTGTATAATGCAGATACCGTGCCAAGACAAAAAACCCAATAAAAACAATACCCGTATACAGAAGCATACGGGTATTTTGTGACAATTTATGTCACATTGACGGCAATTGTTGTCACAATTGGGCTTAAAAGGTCCGCTTGCGCATCTCCTCTTGCATCTGCCTCTTAGTTTGCTCCAGCAACCAGGCCTGATACTCGTCTGTTGTCCAGTACGTGTCTGGGTTTAGCGAGTGTTTTGGCACGAGCACCGGGCCGCGGGGTGTCATTAGGATGATATCCTCCGGGGGGAAATCCATTGTTGCGCAGCCTGCTAAAAACATGGCTGCAATGATCATCATAACCGCGAATTTTTTCATATCCGTGTCCTTTCGTTAGGGTTTTAGCTCCAGGTGATCAGGCCGCCTAAAAAATACAGTGCCAGATAGCAGAATAACACCACTCCGGGCCTGTAGTACCGGTCAACCACCGCCACCAGCGGAGCTAAATATATAATGCGGAGCGCCATAGCCTCTCTGAGATTAATCCTGAGAGCACCCATAACCCACAGGATTATGGGCGATGCCTCCTCGCCTATATAGATGGTGATGAGGCTGTCAGCAATGAGCACCGCCAGGAGCGCTGTTGTCCACCGTGGGTGTTTCATCGGCGTATCAGTTTAATTTTACTCATTAAGCAGGTGTTGTTTTGCCTGCAGCTCCGGGCCCCAAAGGCATACCCCCGTTGGTATTTGAGGTTAACGACGTCGAACGGGCACTGTATTATTTTACCGCCTATAAAATAATTCGCGAACCTGCATTTATTGTCGGGCAGGGTTTTAGTACTCTCAAAAACGCCCCGTTTTGATATGTCAATTTTCAGGTTACCTTCGTATGCGTTGAGAAATTGGTGGACGATCTCTTTATATTGGAAGCAAGAAGGGGTGTTCTCCGTGTCGTCGAAAAATTCTCGACGGGGGTTATCCATTTCGCGCATCGAAAAAACAAAAAATTTTCCACACAGCGGAAAGTTTTTTTCGAAATAATCGGCGGCGTCGAGGAGGTCCTGCACTGTTGTTCCAGCAGACATCATATAATTAGCGTCGAATCTGTGCGGGTTTTCAGGAACCTTGAACGCTGACTTGACGGGCATATCCGCGGAGCACATAGACACCCTGAGCTTTGCACCCTGGATGTCCTGGGGGAGCCATTTGTCGAGTAGTCGGCCATTAGTGTATATTGTGGTTGACAGCCCCTTCGCCCGATTTAGCCGTATGAGGGCCGGCAGATTAGGGTGCAATAGGGGCTCTCCCCCAAGCAAGTTGACCTGCCGCCCGCCCCGGGCAATGAATGTGCGGATTGCCTGCTTGTACTCCTCGAATGAGATGAAAGTGCCGTCGCTCCGCATTACGTGACGGGCAAAACACCCTCTGCACTTGAGATTGCATTTGTTGGTAATGAATATCTGCAGCGTGTTCCGGCGCTCCAGGGGGATCTCCTTATATTTATCCCATGGGAAATACATAGCGGCCCTCCTATAGCTTCCGGTTTTCAGACGTTCTGTTGATGGCGATAACTGAGGCATTAAGCGGGTTATGCATCACGATGTTCTCGGCTGCCTTCTTGTCCCCGGCGTATACCACCTCGGGGTATTCATTTCCGAAAATGTCCTGTACTATTAATTTGTAGGCTTTCATGGTGTGTTTTCTCCTTTCTTAGTAATTTATCGCGGCCTTTATAAATTCCGCTGCGATGTATGGATTGATTGAATTTCCGGCACCACGCAGTAGGCCCACTCTTTTGGGTAGCCTTGGAGCCAGAGGGGAAAGAGCGGATTCAACCGGTATCCTTCGGTGCTTTCCATCTCGGCATCGGCACATAATTGCTTGGCTTGAAGTCCAAGGCGAGGCCATTTCTTCCCCCCGGATACTTGATACCCTTCTTGGTTTTTCGCCTCCGGTGTTGCCCACCCACCAAATCCGTTGGCGGATGTTCGGGGAGTAGACGCCCGCAGAGCACAGATCGGCGGCCGCTGTGGAATATCCCATTGTTTCCAGGTCAGTTTGTACTCCGGGGAGCCATTGTTCACGGGCAAGCTTCGATGCAACCTGCTCCCCAAAAATCGTTGTAGGTCTGCACTGGGCGATGAGCCACCTCCAAGCTGGCCAGAGATGCCGGGGGTCTTTGAGTCCCTCCTGTTTACCGGCGTTGCTAAATGGCTGACAAGGGCAAGATCCCGTCCAGACCGGTCTGTCGTCGGGCCAGTCAGCCAGTTGTAATGCGTAAGACCAGCCCCCAATGCCTGCGAAAAAGTGGCATTGCGTAAAGCCTTCGAGATCTGAGGGCCGGATATCTGTGATTGATCGGTCATCGACTTCTCCTTTCGGTATCAATCCAGCGTCAATCAGGGCTCTAATCCATCGGACGCTAAATTGGTCATTATCATTATAATAGTTCAAGGTTTCTCTTTTCTCAAGGGTTCCCATTTGGTGTTGCACTTTCTATGCCAGTTCTGTTTGTTTTTTATTTACAATTAAAACGAGCATTTATAAAAAAGCGTTTCATTCGGACTGACAAAAATTGTCAGTTTTTGTGACGAAGATTGTCAATAAAAATCGCTTTACATCTGAACTTTTAAATGTTATACATCTTTTAAACAGAAAAAGAAAGGAGAAATTTCAAAATGTCAATTACCTATATATTCAACCGCGAACCCAAAAAATCAGCTTCGAACGCACACTATGACAATGTCATAGCCAAACAGGCGTACACCTACACAGACGATGAGTATAAAAAATCAACAGGCACTGCTGCGCGGAAATACGAAAGGCTGCTAAAAAAGCAGGGGGTTACCTATCAGCACGATATTGCCCAACTGCGCGACGTTAAAGCCCAGATGCTGTCCGACCGTGGGGCTGCGTTCAAGGAAAACTCGCTTTACAGTTCCATGGGGCAGGATGATTTTGAGCTCGTCCACATTTTCGAGTTTTAGGGGGGCCGGCAATGACCCAAATAACCATCGATTTTGAGACGCGATCCGCCGCTAAACTGAAAAACGTTGGCGGCTGGATGTACTCAATCCACCCAACAACCCAGCCGATATGCCTATCCTACTCCCTGGAGGAGGACGACGAACCTAAATTGTGGGCACCGTCCTGGACCTGGGATATCGTGGGTCCCTGGTACCAGAAAAATTATGGGGTTCCCATGGAGATCGATTGCCCGTGGCTAATCCCTGACTCGGATTTCCCCGCAGATTTGGCCGGGGCTCTGCAGGAGCGGTGCGAGGTTGAGGCTCACAATGCCTTTTTCGAGCGAGCAGTATGGCTCAACGTGATGGGGCCTCAATTCGACTGGCCGGGCATCCCCACTGATCAATGGAGGTGCTCCGCCGCTAAGGCAGCGACGTATGCCCTGCCCCGCTCATTAGAGGGGGCCGTCGAGGCTATGGGCCTGCCATACCCCAAGGATATGGCCGGAAACAGGCTGATGATGAAACTCTGCAGGCCCAGAAAACCCCGGAAAGCTGAAAAAGAGCAGCTCATGGATGAGGGCTGCACCGAGATCGGAGATGGGTACGGCTGGGCGCGTCCAGATCAGCCGGAACCACCCATCTATTTTTGGCATGAAAAACCCGAGGATATATATGGGACCTGGGAGTACTGCAGGCAGGATGTGAGGGCCGAACGGGCGCTGTCACGGTCTTTAGCGGACCTGGGACCCGCCGAGCTGGAGGTCTGGCGGGCTGATCAGGCCATCAATTTACGAGGTGTGCGGATTGATCGAAAAATGGCTGAATCAGCTCTTGAGATTGCGGCCCGAGCTGTTGATCGGGCGACCGCAGAGGCAATCGAGGCCGCAACGGTGTACCACACCCACGATGATGGCACTAAGAGCGTTGCATACCCAGCCCCTTTCGAGACGCTGGGGCAGCGGGATAAAATAAAAACCTGGGTTGAGGGGCAGGGAGTTATCCTGCCTAATATGCAGGGAGCCACCATTGATCAGCTCCTCGACGGGGAACTGCCCGAGAGCGTGCGCACTGTGCTGCAATGCAAACGGACTGCCTCCCGGACCTCAGTCCGAAAATACTCTAAAATGCTCGACACCTGCGACCCCCGGGACGACCGTATCCGCGACGTGTTCATGTACCACGGAGCGGGCACGGGTAGATGGACCGGTCGATTTGTCCAAACTCAGAATTTTGTCCGGGGTAAAATGAAGGATCCTGACACCATGTGTGGTGTCATTCGCGAGGGGGCCCTTGATTGGCTACTGGCGTGCTACGGCCCCAAATGCCCAATGGAGTTGCTCTCGTGGGCACTCCGGGGCGCCCTCTGGGCTGCCCCCGGCAAAATTTTTTACGTCGCGGATTACAGTGGTGTTGAGGCCCGTGGTCTGTTGTGGTTTGTGGAGGATGACGAGGGGCTGGAGATATTCCGCAGGCCCGAGGGTGAGCCAGGAATTTACAGGGAGATGGCTGCGGAGATATACGCCAAACCCGCGAAAGCGATTGCAAACCCCTCGGAGGAACGGCAAATGGGCAAGCAGGCCATACTCGGTCTCGGGTACGGCATGGGCGCACCTAAATTTAGGGCCACCTGCGCGAGCTATGGGACCGACGTTGACACAGAGTTCGCCAAATTCGTTGTTAAGGCCTACCGCTCCCGATTCCACAAAGTGCCCCAGGCGTGGAGAGACCTCGAAGCCGCAGCAATTAAAGCAGTTCGGAATCCTGAGCAACCTTTTAGGGTGTTAAAAGTAACGTACTTGCGCAAAGGGAAATTTCTATTCTGCCGTCTGCCATCGGGCCGAAAAATTGCTTATTGCAGCCCCAGCATTGTGCCTGCACCCACACCATGGGGGGAGATGCGCCCGAAACTCACATATATGACCGTTGATGGCGTGACACGTAAATGGGCGCGGACTGACACCTACGGCGGGAAATTAATGGAGAATAACATCCAGGGTTTATGCCGGGATTTAGAGGCCCACGCTCTCATAACTGCAGAGAGGAGCCCAATATACGACACTGTCATGCACACCCACGACGAGCTCGTTGCAGAATGCGACGAAGACAAAGGAGACGTCAGCGAATTCGAGGAGTTAATAACTCAACTGCCGGATTGGGCGGAGGGGTTCCCACTAAATGCTGAGGGCTGGCGTGGGAAGAGGTACAGAAAATGACAAAAAACGGCCGAAAATGTGACGGTTTTTGTCAGTTTCCGGGGGCGTGAAAACCTAAGTATCTGAAATTATTACTTGGCACAAAACCTGCATATTGATTCTCAATAAATTAAAAAGGAGAATGACCATGCGTAATGTAGACCCAGAATACCACGAACTGGCTGAGGCCGCGAATATTGTCGAGAAGTGCCTCAGTAGGGCTAAGGAGCGATCCCCCGGCGAGCGCATAACACTGTGCGGGAGGGAGACCTCATGGGAGGATTGCCTAACCGCCAGCCTGAGCGCGGACGAAACCCAGGTTGTATTCACATTCATGTACAACATTGGTGCCGATACATTAGCGGTAGAGGAGAGGCTCGATGTCTGGTTATAAAAAAGGGGACAACTCATCGATGACAGACGGCGCCCTCGCGGCTATGACGGGGCCTCTCCTGCATGCCGCAGGGGAGTTGTCAAACGACCCATACGCCCAAATGGCGGCCCTGAAAGCCGCAGCGTCAATAATAGAGCATCGGTTGGGGTCCTACGCCCTAAAAGCGGGGATCACCGCTGCGCTTACTAACGCACTAAACCCTCAACATTAGGAGATAAAATATGACATTCATTGAAACCTGGTCCGGGGAGGTCCTGTGGCCGCTGCGCCCGACCCCCGACCCCATAAGAATTGAGGACATAGCCCACGGGCTGTCGAATAAATGCCGGTACAATGGGCAGTGCCTGTTCTACTCCGTTGCGGAGCACAGTGTTCACATGGCCGATTGGTGCCTGCAGAATAAATTCCGGGGGTCCCGGCATGCTCTGCATGCCCTGTTGCACGACGCCGCAGAGGCATACCTGCCGGATGTGACGTCACCAATAAAGCCAATGTTCCCTGGGTTTAAAGGCTGTGAGGATCGGCTCCTCGATTCGGTTTATGTCTCGCTCGGGATAAACCCGCCGAGTCCGGACGTCTCAAAATTGGTAAAATCGATTGACAGCCGGATTATACTTAATGAGAGGGCGGCGGTGTTGCCCAATCACAGGAGCGATGTCCACTGGGGCCCCACAGAGGATCTGGAGCCACTTAGTGGAGTTTATATCTACCGATGGCCCCCGGATGAGGCGTACGACAATTTTATGAACATTTTCCTTGAGCTAACGAAATGAGCTTTTTTGAGAACATAATACACACCCCGTGGGCACACCAGGCGGCCGAGCTCGATGACTACTGGGACTCTCCAGCACGAGCTGTTCTGTGGCAGATGCGGACCGGAAAGACAAAGGTTGTAATCGACGCTCTCGGGGGCTGGTACCAAGAAAAAGGGCTCAAAACTGTGATCATCATTGCACCAAATGGTGTCCACGAGAACTGGATACGCCGGGAGTTTCCCAAACACGCATGGTTCGATTACCAGGGACACGCATGGTGTTCCCGCCGGTCAAAAACGCTCAAGCATCGCACCGAGGTCGAAAGCGCCATCGAGACGCCCGGGTTTTGCGTTCTCGCCTTCGGAAAAGAGTCCATACTCGGCACAAAAGTGCAGGCTACAATAAAGTTGGCTGTTAAACGCGGCCTGTGTGCCTTAATAGTAGATGAGAGCCACCATTTTGGAAAACCTGGAGCAAAAAGGACACGCCTCGTCCGGGGCCTCGCAAAAAAATGCAAAATGCGGCGGATACTATCAGGGACCGCGACGGGCAACAGCCCCTTGAGGCTTTTTAGCCAATTCGAGATCCTGAGTCCGGGGGCATTAGGGTACACCCGGTTTCGAGAATTCGAGCAGAGATATGCGGTTGTTGGGGAGGGATACGACCCCCGGTCCCGGCGCAGGTATAAAATGATAGAGGGGTATCAGAATCAGGACGAGCTGCAAGGCCGCGTTGCAAAATGGTCCTCTGTTGTTCTCCGGGAGGATTGCGAGGATCTCCCGGATGTGGTTGTCACTCGGCAGTACTATGACCCGTCACCTTTGCAACTCCGGGCTTATGAGCAACTCCGAAAGGAATTTATCACCGAGCTGGACTCGGGGGCCTGTGTTGAGGCAGTTGACGCAGGAACTCGGTTGCTCCGGCTCCAGCAAGTTTTGTCTAATTTCGCGATGACGGATACCTATGAGGTTGAACAGGTAGATCCGAAATCAGATCCCAGGCTTGATGCATTGGTCGCACTGCTCGACGGCCCTGCCATTATATGGTGCCGTTTCCGTGAGGATTTACGGCGGGTCGCGAATCGACTAAAAAATGAGAAATTGACTTTCGGGGAGTATCACGGATCTGTACCCAACAGAGACCGCAACCAGACACATGAGGCATTTATGCGAGGAGACCTCCAGGTTTTCCTGGGTCAGCCCTCGTGCGCGGGGGAAGGACTCGACCTGTCTGCAACTAATACGATAATATGGTATTCACACGTTTTCGACATTGTGGCCCGGGACCAGGCCTGTGAAAGGGCTACGGTCATGGGGGGCAAAAGCGTTTCGGTGGTGGATTTAGCCGCCCCAGATTCCGTCGATGAGTATATTTTATCCAACCTTGAGAAGAAAAGGGGTGTCGCCGATAACGTGACCGGCCGAGAGCTCCGCAACATTTTAGAAAGGTGCAGAATATGAAAGTTTTTGTTATTCACCAGCCTGCGGTCCGAGACCGCTACACCGGGCAGATGCGGCCCCAGCACGACCTGTCCCCCGCATTGCAATACGGGGAAGTGGTTGACGTGCTCCCACCCGGGAGTATATCCCAGGATATTCAGGTACTGAAAACTCAGATAATGGAAAAACTCATGAATGAAGGGTGCTGCCGAGATGACTACCTACTGGCCCTCGGGGACCCGGTAGCCATAGTCCTCGGGGCATTCGCAATGGCCGCATTTTCGGACCGCATCCAGGTGCTCAAATGGGACCGGCGCATGCGGAGATATGTCGTATCCAAGATAGATTGGGACGTAGGCGAGTTCATGCCCCTGGTAGAGGACCATCTGAACGAGCGTGGTAAAACGTTTGCGGGGAATGTGGACAGCTTTGATGCTGGGGTCGTTTATGCCTGCGCCCAACTGTCCAGAATGCACGACCAGCCCGGAATGGCCATGGATATACTTGACGAAAGTGGTGTTGATCCAACCCTGGCTGACGAATACGATGTCTCCGAGTTGCGCGACGAAAAGCCGAGTCTGCCGAAGGGCCGATGAACCTGGTTATTCATTTTTAAAGGAAACCACCCCCCGCCAATTACAGAAAGGAGAATAAAACAATGAAGCAGTTAAAAAGCCTTCGGGACAGATTTGGATATTTCGACAATTACATTGAGCCCCTGCCAAAACGCCGGGTGTCATTGGAGGCAATCCTATTCGTGATATGGGTTTTTGTGATAACCTACATCACCCTAAAGGTGATCCGTGTCATTTGAGGCAAACCTTTGGAAATGGCTCAGGGAGCAGGCACGGCCCCTAATTGCGGCTAAAAAATTGCACATATGCCGTGTCGAGAACTGGGTAACTCCAGGTTATCCCGACGTTGAGGGGTGCCTAAGTGGGCGGGGTTTTCACCTGGAGCTAAAGGGGACGCTCCGGCCTGCCCGGCCCGCAACCCGCGTTACAACCAAATTTCAGCCTGGGCAGAAACCCTGGCTGAAACGGCGATGGGCGGCCGGCGGTTCGTGCTTTGTGCTCCTCCGCGTTGGCGTTGGTCGCGAGGTAAAAAGATACCTTTTCAGGGGGGATCAGCTGTCTACTGTAGGCGAGGTGCCCGAGTCAGAACTCAACAGAATATCCCTGATCCACCCAAAGGCTAACGGTTTAGAGGTCATCAAGTGCGCCGCCAATTACAGAGAGGAGACAGGGGCATGATCCTCGACAGGATTGTGGGAGCCTGTGTCCCTGATCGGTTTTTGAATCTGGATTCCCGGTTCAGGACCCCCAGCGATGCAATAGGCTCCCTCCTCCTGGAGGTTGACCGAGATGGAATGGGCCTGTCCCGCAGATATATTGTTTTATGCATTCATGCCAATTTTCCAACGGCCGTCACCAAAATAATATCCGTTAAAAAAATCGCGACGGCACTGCGAAAAATGGACATTGTCCTTCCCCGCCGGAAGCCTGACGTGGGGGTGGATTGGAGACCCAACCTATAACAGATTTAGAAAGGATAAAAAACCATGTCAAACGCTCAAGACCATATCAAAGTGTTAGAAGGGACCATCAAAACAATTCAGGAGGAGCTCAAGGCTCAGGGCGGTCTCGTCGAAACCTTGGAGCAGGAGAACGCCGCTGCTCGGAGGATAATATGGGCGGCTGCGCATAGCCAGGGAGGGAGCATCACAATACCGGATGATACCATGCGCCTCGCCTCGGATGAGTCTAATCAGATTGTGTCGTCGTATGATCCAGAGCAGATGGCCACAATAATCAAGGCCCTCGCTAAATAGGAAGGAGAAAAATCAATGATAATCAAGGGGGTGCTGGCCTGTGGCCCCAACGAATAGGAGTATTTATGCCAATATATGACTACGAGTGCCCCAAATGCGGGTGGACTTTCGAATCCATCGAGTCCATTGCTTCCGAGAAGATACCCTGTGTAGAATGCTCTGGGAGGGCTCACAGGCAAATGAGTGCCCCGATTTTTGTAATCCGGGGGTACAGCGAAGCGAACGGGTATTGCAAGAAAGGGGAATAGAAAAATGTTTTACCGAGAGGGGGAGAGTCCCCGCAGACTCTCCCCCCGGCGACTATCGGTTCTTGAGCCCAGGAGGAGCAAAGGCCC